CATTCGCAAGAACCAATATTCAGCCATCACAGCCAACAACAAATACGTTTCTCTTCCTGATGATTTCTTATCTGTGTATTCTCTAGCGTTGGTGACGGGGGCTACTGGTAGCCCTATCAATTTAGATACAGGTACGTTTGAATACTTATTGAACAAAGACGTTAACTTTATACGTCAGGCGTATCCAACTCCTAACAGCACGGGTGAGCCAAAATACTACGCCTTGTTTGGTCCAAGAATAAACGGAGTGACTATTACAAACGAGTTGTCACTAATTCTTGGCCCAACGCCAGACGCATCTTATTATGTAGAACTGCATTATTACTACTATCCTGAGTCAATCACCACAGCCTTAACTACATGGTTGGGTGATAACTTTGATACTGTTCTTCTTTATGGTGCATTAGTTGAAGCGTACACCTACATGAAGGGCGAACCGGACATCATGGCTTTCTATGATGCCAAGTACAAGGAAGCACTAGCACTAGCTAAACGTCTTGGAGATGGTCTGGAGCGCAGTGATGCGTACCGCAGTGGTCAGGCTCGCGTGGCTCCGCTACCGCAGAATAATGGAGTCCAATAATGGCGTTTACAGGCAACTTTACCTGCAATACGTTTAAGACGGGCTTGATGAATGGCACGTTTAACTTTACGTCTGGTAGTTTTTATTTGGCGTTGTATACCAACTCAGCCACTCTCAATGAAGATACAACTGCATACACTGCTACGGGCGAAGCGTCTGGTGGCAACTATGTAGCGGGCGGTAATTTATTGACGATAGCCCAAGTCCCAACGGTGGGTAATGGAGACACAGCGTTTATTTCGTTTAACAACACATCATGGACAGGTGCAATAACTGCACGGGGTGCGTTAATCTATCTAAGCGGTGGCGGAAATCCAGCGGTTTGTGTCTTAGATTTTGGCGCAGATAAGACCTCTACAGCCACATTTACCGTACAATTCCCAGCAGTCACTAATACATCAGCAATCATAAGGATTTCATAATGTTAGTAACAACCACTAAAGGCGACATGGACGATTCTTTGCTTGAAAAGCGAGAAGGAACCGTGGACAACGACAACGAACTCACCACATGGGTGGAGTACTGGCTAGAGGGTGAACTTGTTCATCGTTCTGCACATGTGACCTTGAAAAAAATGCCCACTTTTGCTGGTGGCGAAACAGCTTCTTTAGCATAAAGGAAATATCATGGCTAATACCCAATCAATGACAACCTCGTTCATGGGCGAGTTAATGACTGCGACTCATAATTTTGGTACTGCACCAACCCGTGGAACGAGCGCAACCGACTCTTTTAAAGCCGCTTTGTATTTGGCATCTGCTACTTACAACGCATCTACTACGGCATATTCGGCAACTGGAGAAGTCTCTGGTACTGGGTACACCGCAGGTGGTATAGCGGTCACGGCTGCAACTCCTCCTACAGCGACTAACGCATCATCTACAGCGGGCGTGGCGTTCTTTACGCCTTCAGCTTCGCTTGTATACACCTCGGTGACTTTAGCCACAGCCTTTGACGCGGTGTTAATTTATAACTCTTCGCAGAGTAATAAAGCGGTCTCTGTTCATACCTTTGGTAGTCAGACCATTACTGCGGGCACGTTCACTTTAACGATGCCAGCCAACACCACATCAACCGCGTTACTGCGTCTGGCAACAACCTAAGCGGAGGCGGCGTAAGCCGTAGACCATGTTTGGTATCTCCGCATATGCACAAGCCCCGTTTGCGTCATTAGGGGAAAACACAGTTGTTGTTGCCCTGACGGGCGTAGCTGCGACTGGTGCGGTTGGAACGGTTGTTCCCAATATCACAATAGCGCTTACAGGGGTTGAGGCAACGGGTGCTGTTGGGTCTGTAACAGTAGAAATCACTGTTGCCATTACGGGTGTATCCGCAACTGGCAGTGTTGGCTCTGTTACGCAAAGTCAAGCAGTAGCTTTAACTGGTGTTTTATCTAACGCAGACGTTGGCTCTGTAGACGAAACCAATTTCCCATTAATAGCGGGTGTTCACGCTAACGGTACTACAGGTACGCTCACCCCAAATAAGATATTTGCGCTAACAGGTGTTCAAGCGGACGGCGCAGTAGGCACGGTCGTTCCTAGTATCACAATTGCTCTGGCTGGGGTTGTGGCTTCTGGCGCGGTTGGTACGGTCATCTACAACGAGTCTGATGCGACTAGCGGTGACGAGGCGATTGGTTCAGTTGGAACAGTAGAGCCGTCTATCACTATTGCTCTAACAGGCGTGGTTGCTTCTGGGGCAGTGGGTACGGTAGTCCCCGGAAAAACGTTTGCCATAACAGGCGTTCAAGCTGTTGGCGCGGTAGGAACAGTTGGTGTTGCTAAATCTTTTGCGTTGACTGGTGTACAGGCTGTAGGCTCAGTGGGTACTGTGGTCGCTATTTATTGGATATTAGTGGATAATTCTGAAACTTCTAACTGGGCTTTGGTGGATAATTCGGAAACATCCAATTGGGTTTTAGTTAACACGCCTTAAAGGATTTACATGGCTTTTGTACTTGCGAACAGGGTAAAAGAAACTACCACAACGGCTGGTACGGGAACAGTGACTCTGCTTGGCGCATCAACTGGGTTTCAGTCTTTTGCCATCATTGGGAATGCAAACACCACGTACTATACGATTGCAAGCCAAAGTGGGTCTGAGTGGGAAGTAGGTATTGGCACTTACACCTCATCAGGGACAACCCTAGCCCGCACAACGGTGTTATCAAACAGTTCAGCTACACAGCCTTCAGCACTTAATTTTAGTGCGGGCACGAAAGATGTCTTTGTAGCTTACCCTGCTGAGTATTCAGTAACTAACACCCCCGGTACGCAGAACATCCTTGACCAAGCGTACTACTTAGCTTTTATGATGGGATAAGAAATGGCAACCTACACCAACGTATCGTATGGAGTAAAGAACATAAGCACTGGCGGTTCAACCGTTACAACAGTCGCTTCTGGCACATTGGCTATAGCCAGCCTTGTGGTGTCTAACACTTCTACTTCACCCATTACTTGTGATGTCTACATTACCCGTTCAGCAGTTAACTACTATGTGGTAGAGACAGCCACCGTAGCGGTTGGCGGGTCACTAGAGGTAATCCAAGGTAACAGGCTTATTTTGCAAGCAAGTGATGCTTTGGTAGTAGTAGCAAGCGCGGCTACATCAGCCGATGCTTGGGTATCTGGATTGACGGCGGTCTAAATGGCATCAATCGGTAACTCCCCCACACAACAGGCGTTCACCCCAGCCGTTGACTTCTTCAGCGGTAACGGGTCAACCACGGCATTTACGCTGTCTCGCCCAGTCGCATCTGTGGCCCAAGTCCAAGTCACGATTGACAACGTAGCCCAGAACCCCAGTTCAGCATACACAGTCAGTAGCAACACCATCACGTTCACTTCTGCTCCGTTGAGCGGGACTAACAACATTTATGTGTACTACACAAGCCCAATAACTCAGGTAATTGCACCGGGTCAGGGTACGGTAAACACAACCGCCTTGGGAAACATTACCAACATAGCCAGCGGTAACTCAAGCCTAACGCTACAGACTGGTTCGGGCAATACGACTGCGGTTACGGTGGACACAAGTCAGAATGTGGGGATTGGTACTACTTCGCCAAGTTATAAGTTAGATGTGCAAGGAACTACTGCAAATCAACGCATTTCTTCTACAACTGGAACAAATGCGGCTTATCAAATTTTTAGCAACACAGGTCAAAACTTTTATGTTGGCTTAGACAATAGTGCTGGTAACCAAATATTAAGTGCCGCTTACGGGGCAACATTGCTTGGTACAGGTGCATACCCAATGGTATTTGGCACTAACAACTCAGAGCGTATGCGTATCGACTCTAGCGGTCGGGTAATAACACCATATCAACCTGCCTTTAGAGCAACAGGTAGCGGCGGCACAAACACAACCGGTGGAAATAATTTAATTTTTGATACCAAAGATTTTGATATTGGGACTAACTACACAACTTCTAACGGAAGATTTACCGCTCCTGTGGCTGGAATCTATTTGTTTTATGTAACAGCAACATACAACACAGGTGGAACTTCCGCCACTTATAAACTAAATTTTAATAAAAATGGTGCGCAACAATCTGTTGCAACTGAATGGCAACTGACTTTAACAGGTTATAACACCATTGGAAATTCAACAATAACAATGTCATTAAGCGCTGGAGATTACGTTAATTTATACGTAGAAACAGGAAGCATTCATATATCTGCCTCACAAACAAAATTTGGTGGTTATTTACTAGGATAAATCATGGCAACATACACAATCACACTTTCTGCTGCTGAAGACAAAGCAATCCATGTAGTCGCAATGGATGCCCAAGAATGGATAGATAACGTAGTCCATAACCGATGCCGTATTGCTATTGAAGAAATTGTAGCCTCAGAAGTTCAGCGTTTGTTGGCTGCTGGTCAACCCATAACAGGAACTAAAGACGACATTGTCTTAGCCGCACCAATCAAGTCAGCCGCAGAACGTCAAGCAGAGTTGGAAGCGCTGGAGAACAGATAATGCCTATTAGTACGATTGGACAAAACGGGTTAAACGCCCCACTAAGCCTGACATCGCCAGCGCTTACTACACCAAACTTAGGTACGCCTTCGGCTATTAACTTGAGCAATGCGACTGCTTTGGCTAGGGCGGCTTTGCCTACGGGGTCTATTTTGCAAGTGGTGCAAACTTGGGATACAACGCAAGCCATATTTCCTAGGGGGGACTATATTGTTTATTTAAACACTGCAATTACCCCAACAAGTGCCACTAGTAAAATTTTAGTTTGTGTAAATTTAGGGTGCTGTAGTTCGGATGCGGCGGCAGATATAGGTGTGCAGCTTTATAGAAATTCAACTGCAATAGCCGCTGGTACAGGCGCAAGTTCTACTAATGCTACTTTTATTCCTTTAATGAACCAAGGTTCTACAGATGCTTTTACTGCTAACTTTATGTATCTTGATTCACCAGCAACAACAAGCGCAACAACCTATAAATTAATGGCGTTACCTAATTCACCAAGGACAATGTATTACAACAGAAGAGGCGCTGATAATAGTTATACAAGTTCAAGTACTGTTATTTTGATGGAGATTGCGGCATGACGGACAAATTTAATGCTATACATTCTTTACGCCCAACTTGTGGATTTGGTATTAAAGAAGGCGGTTCTGTTGATTGGTTTGAAACTAATAGCCAAGAACGCCCGACAGATGCAGAAATTGATGCAGAAATTGTCCGTCTTCAAGCAGACTATGACGCTAAAGACTATCAACGTAAGCGCCAGCAAGCCTATCCATCATTTGCTGACCAGTTTGACCTGCTCTACCACGGCGGCTATGACGCATGGAAAGCCGCTATTGATGCGGTGAAACAGGAGTATCCCAAGTGAGTTACATAGGCAACGCCCCAATCTCAGCAGCCTTCCTGACTGACACGTTCAGCGGGACAGGCTCACAAACAGCGTACACCATGACGGTGGCTCCTGCCAATACGTCTTCAATCATCGTTGCCGTTACTGGTGTACTCCAAGACCCATCAACCTATTCTGTATCAGGCACAACCCTGACCTTCTCAGCCGCGCCACCAAGCGGTACAAGCAACATTAGCGTAAGATACCTTGGCATCCCAGCCAGCGGAGTAACGACTACAGCCTACAGAACCGTAACGAACACAACTGCCACGGCAGGACAGACATCATTCACCATACCTTCTTACACAGTGGGTTATGTAGACGTATACAGAAACGGTGTCTATTTACCAACATCAGACTACACAGCCACAACAGGCACAACGGTAGTCTTGACTAACGCGGCAACAGCAGGTGACACCATCACCACAATTAGCTTCTATGTAAGTTCGGTGTTGAATGCTATACCGACAACAGGCGGGACTATTAGCGGTAATTTGGTGGTTACGGGTACAGAGACTGTGCCTACGATTACAAGTCCTGCGGCTACTGCATTGACATTACAAACCAACAACGGCACTACTGCGCTTAATCTTACTTCCGCTGGTTACCCTTTAACACCGCTTCGCCCAGCATTTAGGGCGTATGTTGGCTCCAACGCAAGCGTTGCCCAAGGCGGAATTGTTATTTTTAATACTACAACAGCGGTAACAAATTTTAATATTGGCAGTAACTACAGTACTTCTACGGGAACATTTACAGCGCCAGTAGCAGGTGTTTATACATTTACTTTTTGCGTGCTTTGGACGGGTTTAACTAGTGGAAGTTCATACATGGAAGCAGTATTAGCAGTTAATGGTACTGCTCAAGCAAGCAGTGGGCGCATGATTTATCAAGCAAACTATAACGGATATGGTAGTTATGCGGAAGTGCGATTAACGGCTATAGCAAATTTGGCTTCTGGAGATTTGGTAACTGTTAGAAATAATTCTGGAGCCACAGTAACTGCATATGGTGGCGACTCTACTTGGACTTGGTTTGGCGGCTATTTAGTAGGATAAAACATGACACTAGCAGTAAACATCGCACAGAGCGGCTCAAACAACGTAACCTTCCGCAACCGCATCATCAATGGCGCTATGGTGATTGACCAGCGTAATGCGGGGGCTAGTGTTACTGTTACTTCTGATGGTTCATATCAACTTGATAGGTGGCAATCAGTTTTAACTGCTGGAAGTAAATTTAGCATACAACAATCAACAACTACCGCTACTGGTTTTAAAAACTCTACGCTTTTAACCTCATTGTCTGCATATTCTTTAACTGGTTCTGACCGCTTTGGATGGCAACAACAAGTTGAAGGGCTAAATACATACGATTTAAGTTGGGGTGCGGCTGGCGCTTCAGCAGTTACTTTATCGTTTTGGGTTCGTTCAAGTCTTACTGGAACAATGGGCGGTTGTGTTACTAATTCTGCTCAAAATCGTTCCTACCCATTTAGTTTTACTATCAATTCTGCAAATACCTTTGAATATAAAACAATAACTATTGCTGGTGACACATCTGGAACATGGTTAACAACAAATGGCACAGGGTTGGTTGTTCGGTTTTGTCTTGGGGCGGTAAGTTCATATAGAAATACTGCTGGTGCATGGGCGGCTGGTGATTATTGGGGGCCAACTGGAGGGGTCGATTTTGTTTCAACCAATGGCGCAACAATGTATTTCACAGGTGTGCAACTAGAAGCAGGGACAACAGCATCCCCATTTGAGTACTGCCCGTTTGGGTTAGAAAAATATTTGTGTGAACGCTATTGCCAGACCACGTATCCATATGGGACAGCGCCCGGTTCTAACATAAGTTTTAATGGCATTATTGGAAGAACAGGATGTGCTGGTGTGAACGGTACTGGCGAAATTTATCAAAGCACCCAATTTAAACAACAAATGAGAACCACTCCAACAATTTCTTTTTATGATGTCGCTGGAACAGCGGCTAAAGTTACTTTTACAACATATGCTGTGCAAGATACAAACAATATTAGTGGGACTGTTGGTCAATCTTCAGCAAACGGATTTGGCGTAACTGCAAACCAATCTGGTTATGGTGGAAGTAGTTATCACTACCTTGTAACGGCTGAACTGTAAGGAACAAATATGTACAAATTAGTCAACCCACATTGGTCGGCTCCAGAGCAACGTCATGTACAACGTCTGACTGATAACGCATTTATTCCGTTTGTGGAAGACAACACCGACTACCAAGCCTACCTTCGCTGGCTTGAGGCTGGCAACACACCAGAACCCGCAGAGGAGAACCAATAATGGCTTTAACGCAAGTTGACCAAGGTCTGCTGGGTACTAACGCCCAGTACACAGGGTTTAAGAACCGCATCATCAATGGTGCGATGGTGATTGACCAGCGTAATGCGGGGGCTTCGTTTACACCTACTGACCAAACCTATTCTCTTGACCGATGGAAATGTCGTTTAAGCCAAGCAAGTAAATATACTGTTCAACAAAATGCTGGCTCTATAACGCCACCAACGGGTTATCGCAACTATCTTGGTGTAACTGTTGGCGCATCTGCTAACGTAACCATTGGTACAAATGATTTTTTTGCAATACAACAAGTTATTGAAGGATACAACGTAGCAGATTTAAATTTAGGTTTGTCAACTGCTAGTTCATTTACCATTTCATTTTGGGTTCGTTCTAGCGTTACAGGCACTTATGGAGGCGCATTAAACAATGGTGCTGAAGTTCGTGCTTATGGATTTACATACACAATCTCATCTGCAAATACTTGGGAACAAAAAACTATAACTATTGCTGGTGACCAAAGTGGCACATGGCTGACAACAAACGGAATTGGTTTATATGTAAACTTTAATTTAGGTACTGGTTCTACCTATGGAAGTGCGACAAATGGCTCTTGGACAAACGGCTCAACACAATTTACACCAACAGGATGCGCTACACCAATAACTACAAATGGCGCAACCTTCTACATCACAGGCGTACAACTAGAAAAAGGCAGTACCGCAACATCGTTTGATTACAGACCTTATGGAACTGAATTGGCTTTGTGTCAGAGGTACTATCAAAAATTTCAAGTAGATAGAAGGGTTTATTCTACTGTTGGATCATATTGGGGGGTATCACAAAATTTTATTGTGGCTATGAGAACAACACCAACTTCAGCGCAAGGAACTCCAGGTGGAGTAAGTGGTATTAGTGGTAGTTCATTTCAAGATATATCAACTTTTGATAATACAAGCATGAGATTACAAATGCTGACTAATGTATCAGCAGCTGATGCGTTTTTGTTACAAGTTCCAATTACAGTAACTGCGGAGTTATAAAAATGTATAAATTAAACAAAGATATTGACTTAAATCAAATAATTTCTGTAATTCGTTTATCCGACAACGCCTTTATACCCATGAACCCAGATAACACAGACTACCAAGCCTATTTAAAGTGGGTGGCTGAAGGCAATACACCAGAGCCTGCTGACGAACCAACGGCATAATCCATCTAAAGGAAAACACCTATGTCAAGTACCTATTCAACCAACCTAGCCATTGAACTCATGGGCGCTGGCGAACAAGCTGGTAACTGGGGGTCAACGACCAACACCAACCTCGGCACTTTGATTGAACAGGCCATATCAGGTTACACAACTCAAGCCGTTGTTACTGGCACAGATACCACAATCACTATCCCGAATGGCGCAACTGGTGTAGCGCGTAACATGTTCATAGAACTGACGGGTACAGGCGGAGCAAGTACTAACTTAATTGTGCCAGCCAACAAGAAGCTGTACTTCATCTATAACAACTCAACTGGCGCAGTCACGGTCAAAGTCAGTGGGCAGACGGGCATATCAGTCCCAGCCGCAGCCAAGATAGTTCTTGTATGTAACGGTACAGATATTATTACGGCTACTAACTACATGACGGGCGCTACGTTCCCAAGCCCAACGCTGACAGGAGTACCCGTTGCGCCGACTGCATCGCCCGGAACAAACACAACACAGATTGCCACAACTGCTTTTGTAACGACAGGACTTCAAGCGGCATATCCTGTTGGGTCTATCTATTTGGGTACGCTTAGTACTAACCCTAATACATTGTTTGGCTTTGGTACGTGGGTAGCGTTTGGTTCTGGTCGGATGCTAATTAGCCAAGATGCTACTTACCCTGCTGGCACAACAGGTGGTGCGGCAACAACAACACTAATTACCGCTAACTTACCAAGTCACAGCCACACATTCAGCGCGACCACAGGCGCGACTGACTTGAGCCACACCCACACATACGGCTCGGCTAACAACTGGGGTTCTGGTGCAGCTAACGCCTTTGATGCACGTAACAATAATGCTTACACAACAAGCGGCGCAAGCGTAAATATGAACCACACCCACAGCGTGTCTGGCACAACGGACGGCACAGGTTCTGGTACAGCCGCAGCCACAATCTCGCCCTATATCTCTGTATATATGTGGAACCGCACTGCCTAAAATGTGGACCCGTTCACTCTCCTCTTGGCGGCTCAGACTGCCGTTGGCTTCATCAAGCAAGGGTGCGCTCTCCTGCATGAAGGCCGCATGGAGCTTGAGGGCGCAAAGAAGACGGCAGAGCAGGTCATCGGAGATGTCAAGGCAATCAAAGGAATTTTTGATTGGTTCATTGGTTTATTTGTTAGTAAACCAGCCGCCGAAGCAAAGCCTGTGGCGAAAGCGAAAGCGAAAGCCAAGCCAGCAACCAAACAGCAACAGTCCTACGAGGAACTTGAACTCAAACTTATCAGCGAGATTGGGGCAAACCTCGGAGTTCTCTTTGACACACAGCAATCAATCAATAACTACTACATTGAGTTAGAAGAGACAAGTAAGACCAACTACGACCCAACGCAGAACACCAGTCAAAAGGCGATTGAGCGTGCATTGATTGAGTTGCAGATGGAGAAGTTGATGGAGCAGACCAGAGAGGCAATGGTCTATGCCCCGCCTGAGTTGAAAGATTTGTATAGCAGGTTCCTCAAGATGCACGCCAAAATAGAACAAGAACAAGCATGGGCAAGGTCTGAGACGATACGCAGGACTAGGCTGGCAAGGTGGAAACAAGAGCAAGACGAGATTCGGGTCATTGAATTAACAAGTGGGGTGATTGCCGTGGCATTCATATCTTTAATCTTTGGGTGGCTCATGTGGGAAATACGAAACTTGTCTGGTGGATTTTGATAGGAGTAGCAATATGTATTGTTGTGGGCGTTACCTCGATGGCATACGTAGAAACCCTATACATGCGGGCACAGTTAAAACAAGAGATGAAAGAACTTCGTAAACTTAAACGCGAACTAAAGGAACAGAAATGATACCTATCGTTGCATCACTGCTTGGTACATTGGCTCAGAATGGTCTGGGACTTTTGTCTTCTGCAATTCAAGCAAAGGGTAAAGAGGTTGTTGAGCAAACGCTTGGCGTAAAGATTTCTGACAATCCCTCTGACGTTGAAGTCGCCAAGTTGCGCCAACTTCAGTTTGACCACGAAGAGCGCTTGCTTGAGTTGGGCATTGAGAAAGCACGGCTTGAGCAAGAAGAACTTAAAGCACTGTTGGCGGCTCAAGCCAACGAGGAAAACAACGTATCCCAAAGATGGGATGCTGATATGGCTTCCGACTCTTGGCTGTCCAAGAACATTCGCCCAATGAGTCTTATAGCTATTTTCATAGGCTACTTCCTGTTTAGCATGATGTCAGCCTTTGGTTTAAACGCTAATGAAGCCTATGTTAATTTACTAGGTCAGTGGGGTATGCTCATCATGGGTGCGTACTTTGGCGGCAGAACCATTGAGAAACTGGCAGAAATGAGGGGTAAAAAATGAGTCTAAGCCAAGAACAAGCTGCGTTTTTACTAGACGCCTGCAAGCTAATTCAATATTCAACCGAACAAGGCTTTGTAGTAACGGGAGGTGAACTTGCCCGTACACCTGAGCAACAAGCCATTTACGTTAAAACAGGACGCTCCAAAACGCTTAACTCTATCCACCTAAAACGCTGTGCAATAGACTTAAATTTTTTCAAAGATGGGCAGATAATATGGGACAAGGGCATTCTTGCGCCATTGGGCGCTTACTGGGAAACCTTGCACCCTAAAAACCGTTGGGGCGGCAACTTTAAATCTCTGGTAGATTGCCCGCATTTTGAAAGAAACGTGGGATAAAAAATGCCTCTCCAAAAACTTGCATTCAGACCGGGCGTTAACCGCGAAGGCACTACCCTCTCCAACGAGGGTGGCTATTTTGACTGCGACAAAATCCGTTTCCGTTCTGGCTACCCTGAGAAGATTGGTGGCTGGCAAGTCGATAGCGGGTCTTATTTCACTACGGTTCCTACAGCTACGTTCTCATCAGGCGGTACATCGACAGCCGCTACACCTACTAGCGCATCGTTTTGGGGTATTGTTAAGGGGCTGTGGAACTGGATTAATTTAACAGGCTACAACTTACTTGGCGTTGGTACTGACTTAAAGTACTACATACAGAACTCTTCGGGCGGTGCGTATAACGACGTTACCCCCATGCGTGTTACCACTTCTGCTGGCGCAGTCACTTTTGCCGCAACATCTGGCTCTACCACTCTCATAGTTACTAACGCCTCACATGGAGCGCAGGTGGGAGATTTTGTTTGTTTTACTGGCGCTGTAACCCTTGGTGGCGCTATTACAGCTCTGGTGCTTAATAGAGAGTATCAGGTTAAAACCGTTACAAGTAACAACACATACACAATTACTTCTAGTGCAAGTGCAGGTGGATTTGTAATTGGGGTTACGTATGTAATTGCATCTATTGGAACAACAGATTTTACGGCTATTGGCGCAGCTTCAAACACAGTAGGCGTAGTTTTTGTTGCTACAGGTGTAGGTTCTGGTACAGGTACGGCCTCTCCTCGCGCCAATGGTAGTGATACTAATAATGGTGGTGGCTCTGTTATAGGTAACTATCAACTAACAACGGGCTACACCACATTTACGCTTGGTACAGGTTGGGGCGCTGGTGGTTGGGGCGGTTCTGTTGGACCTAGTGCTACGACTGCGTTGACTGCATCAATTAATAGTAGTTCTACTGCGGCTGTTGCTGTAACTTCTACGTCAGGGTTTGCGGCGAGTGGATTAATCTACATTGGTTCTGAGGGTATCTCTTACCCATCAACAACGGGAACTACATTTGCCTCGCCTGTAATCCGTGGGTTTAACACTACAGCGGCAGCACACACTAACGGCGATGCTGTCTTTCAATACCCATCAACTGCAACGGGCTGGGGTTCTCCTGCTACCACTGGTATCGGCATTCAACTGCGCTTGTGGAGTCAGTCTAACTACGGTGAAGACTTAATTATTAATCCTCGCGGTGCGGCTATGTATTACTGGGCTAATAATTTAAGCCCCAACATATATGACAGAGCGCAGATTATTAGGGCAAACCCATCTGCAACGCCAACTTTATACGGTGTCACTGTAAAGTCGGGTTCTACAACAGCTACTTTTTATCCAGACCCCACTTGTCCATCCGTTACTAACTTTGTGTTGGTGTCTGATGCTTCGCGTTTTACTTTTGCTTTTGGTACAAACGACCCGACAGGTGTGTACGCCACGGTAGCCCAAGACCCAATGCAGATTCGTTGGTCTGACCAAAACAGCGTAGCCACATGGACACCTGCTATTACTAACCAAGCGGGCGGTATCCGTCTAAGCCACGGTTCTCAAATCATTACAGCCATTCAGACTAGGCAAGAGATTTTGGTGCTTACCGACTCAGCCATCTATTCGTTCCAGTACCTTGGTGCGCCGTATGTGTGGGGTAGCCAACTCTTAGCTGACAACATCTCCATCATCAGCCCCAACGCAATGGTTGTTGTAAATAACGTCACTTATTGGATGGGCACGGACAAGTTCTATATGTACTCTGGTCGGGTAGAAACGCTGCCTTGTGCTTTGCGTCAGTACATCTATAACAACATTAACCTGACAGAAGCGTTTCAGTTTTTTGCTGGCACAAACGAGGGCTACAACGAGATATGGTGGTTCTACTGCTCTATTACTGGGACTACATCTGCGGGTGAAAACGGCACGGGCACACAGGGTTCGCCTAATCGTTTAGTTGACCGCTACGTCATATACAACCATTTAGAGCGCACTTGGTATTACGGCACATTTAATGGCACAACTGTTCGCCCGCGCACGGCTTGGTTAGATAGCCCACTAAGAGCAGAACCTACGGCGGGTATCGGGTATAACTCTGGCGGGGTGTACACCAATGGTGCAGTTGTATACCATGAGACTACCGTAGACAATAACGAGACTAGCACCCCAGTTGCTATTGAGTCCTATGTTCAATCGTCGGACTTTGATATTGGTGACGGTCATAATTTTGGTTTTGTTTGGAGACTTATTCCCGACATCACTTTTGATGGCTCCAGTGCAGCAGCGCCCTCCGTTAACTTTACGGTAAGACCGCGTGCTTTCCCCGGCTCAAACTACGGCAACTCAAACAGTCCAGACGTAGATAGCACTCAGTCCTATGTCAGCACAACAACCTACAACATCCAGCAATTTACCCAACAGGTCTATGTGCGGGTTCGGGGTAGACAAATGGCATTTAAGATTTCTTCATCAGACCTTGGTACGCAGTGGCAGTTAGGCGTTCCGCGTATTGACGTCAGACCTGACGGTAGGAGATAAGCATGGCAGCAAAAGGTGTAATAGCCCCAAGATTACCAGCCGCGCCAGTTGAGTATGACCGCCTCTATATAGATACGATGCTAGGTATATTGCGTCAGTACTTTGACCAACTAGACAACGCAGGCCCTATATTGGTATCAACGCAGAGAAAGCCTGCACAAGGTTCTGTTCCAGCAGAGGTAATCTCAGCTTTAAGTTGTGCTCAACCAAATCCAACTTCGCCAGCCGTATACGTTATTAGTCTTCCAACACAGGCTGATTTTGCTCTTTTGCGCTCTGGTGATATTTACTACGATACGTCTGGTGGAGCAGCATCTAGTTACCCATTAAGGATTAAGGCATGATAAACTCGATCAACCCCCTTTTTATGAGGCAAATATGAGCCTTGAAGTTGCTGCAAAACACCTAGCCGCGCATGGTCGCGGGCCTGACGACCAACTAGTACACATGTCTGGCAAAGAAGTCGCCGGACTACAAGCGCTTGCTATGTCAGCGGGGGGATCATTAACTATCAACCCCAAAACAGGTTTGCCCGAAGCAGGGTTTCTTGATAACCTTCTGCCAGCTATTGTTGGCGCGGGCATTACTTAT